TAAAATTTTTGTACTGTAGTGCAAGTTTCTGCCTCAGTGTATCCAGTATAGATAACTATATCATCATCACTTTTTTCTCTAAAAGTACGAATAAAATCAATTACATCAAACCAAGAATCTAATGGTTCTAAACCTTGCATAACAATAGCTTCTACAATAGGATTATTAATATATCTATTAACAATCTCTTCCGTTGGAATCTCTATCTTAGGGGCGGTTGCAAGTGCACTATTTTGGCACACCTGCATCCCGCATTCTTTATCACATTTAAAACTACAATAAGGAAATTCTAAAACCATAGCTGGTTTTTTATAATTTATAAAGTCCTCGTCAATAATACCTTTTAATATCATATAGCCTCCGCAGTTTTATTTAATAATAGATGATTAATATTTAATGAATCATATAAAGTATATGGAATACGAATAATGGGAATATTATTTTTCTTACAATATTCATTTTTAATTTGGTCATGTTTTTGATTTTTTAAAACATTATCTTCAGTATTCCACCCTCCATTAGATTTAAAATGTTGAATTCCATCATATTCTATTATATATTGATTATTTACATAAAAATCAAAAGGTAGCGGTCTTTCATCTTTACAGTCAATAAAAATTTTTTGTTGTTCAAAAGGAATATTATATTGAATTAATAATTCTTTAATTTTTTCTTCTCCTTTTGACTTTTTATAACATCCACAAGAAATGATTTTATTTGCTTTTAAATGGTCACTTCTAATAATTTTTATATTTCCGCATTGACATTGACATTTATAATAAGTTTTGTGTCTACTATCTATATGATCTATATTCAATACTGTAAGAAAATTAAAATTTTTGCCAGATAAATCCTCTCTATCTTCATGAGGTTTATTCTTCCTACATCCACAGCTTTTAGTATTTCCCTTCCTTAAATTACTACCTATTACATCTATTTCAGTACCACAATCACATTTACAGTGCCATAAAATTTGTTTATTTTGCCTTTCTGAACATTCATACAGAACAGTTAAATTATAAAATTTTTGTCCTGTTAAATCTATTTTTTTACCCATTGGCAGCTTCCTTATTAATATCAATCCAACGTCTCATACCATATTCTTTAGTTCTTTCTTTTGTCCATGTTTTTACAGGAGTATAAAATCCCACTACTCTTGTATATTCTGTTGAAATTGGCTTTCCACAAACTGGACAAGTTGTTCCATAAAACGCATGGTTTTCTTCACACGCTTGAATTTTTGTATTAAATGCAAAGTATGTTACACCTTGCTGAGCTATGTAATTTGTCATACGAAGTGCTTTTTCAAAAGAATCAAATGGTGCATCGATATTTGCATGAAGAATACTTCCACCATTACAGAATCCGTCAAACATAGCTTGTATTCTAACTCTCTCTTGTAAAGTGGTCTTTATACCAAGAGGAATAAACTGATTACCATAAAGTGGCAAGTCATATATATCAGCATCTGGATAGAAGAATTTATCTTTCTTCATCAGTTTTGCGGCAGCTGATTCACCTGGAATTTGTTCGGTGTTAATCATATAATCAACGCCTTCCTCCTTTATGAATTCATCTGCAACACCGCGCATAGTATCAAATATTTCTTTGCCAAATTGAGAAGCTTCTTCTGTGTAATAGATATTTCCAAATTCATCTTCTCTTGTATATCCAAATCTTTTCATAGTTTCATAAATTCCTATGAAACCTATTGTGTTATATAAATGTCCAAAATCTACTAATTCATAACTGAAATTAGGAAGTAAACCCTTTTCTACATTTCTTCTAATTATATTTCTAACTACATCTAAAGCACGAACATTAACAAGAGTTCTATGTTTTAATTCTTCAAGATACTCTTCTTTTGTTTGAGTATCAAGAGCAATTCTTGCTAAGTTAATTGTTGATACTTTAACTGAACCAACTTTTAAAGCAGTTCCACCTATTGAATTAAAGTAACCTAAATCTCTTATATCAGATTTAAGTCTACAACAATTACTAAGACTATTTACCGAAGTATCTTGGAATATATTACTATCTGACCATTTCATATTATGACGAATTGCCCATTCAGCATATTCTTTATCTTCATAAGCATCAAGAGTATCTAAATCAAATTCGCCTTCTTTACGAAGTAATGAGATAGTTGAAACTGGGAAAGTAAACATATTTTCACTTCTTATTTCTGCCATTACTTCCATATACCATTTTTGAAACTCCATAATTTCATCTTCATAGTCTATCATGAATGTACCGTCAGGGAACTCACTGCCGCCAAATAAAGCTTCAAAATAAGGTCTATCAAATACTGAGGTATTTGTAAATGCGGACTGCTGTCCATCGCGCACATAAGGTTGATTTACTGCATAAATAAATCTTTGAAAATTTTGTTTAGCATAATTAATTTCATTATGAGAACTAGCTAATCCAAGATAATCTTTTTCTATATCTTTTTTCCAAAAATAAAACATATATGGAATAAGATTAGGTAGTCCAACTGCACCAGAACTTCTATTACTTGCATAACCTATAAATTCTTTTACAAAATCTACAAAAGTAATAAGATGTCTAGGTGGTTTTGCGTTAAAATTATCTCCTAAGAAATATAATCCTTTTTCAGCTAAGTCCTTTAAATCATAAGCAAAACAATAATGTTTAAAAGTAGAAGTGTCTCCATCGTGCATATAAAGTTTTCCCATCCACTCCATGCGGAGCCATTCATTAGCTGATTTAAATCCATATTTCTTTTGATATTCATAATAAATTTTATTAAAAGCTAATAATTTTCTATGAGGTTTTGGCATTTCTGACAAAAGAGTAACAATATCTTTATGAGATACATTACTATTACCGTCAATACTTGCGTCTGCAACAGTTGTTTCATCTATAAAATTATCAATAAAATCTGTATATGAAAGCTGACCATCATCAAAACCATTTATACGAGCAATATCAGTACCAAATTCCGCTTGTAATTTGTTGTAAGCAGTAGTGAAGTTTTTATTTAATTTTATATTAATTTGCATTTTCCTCTTCTCCTTCTAAAAAATACTTCCAGTGTAAAGATTGTTTTGTTATTGGGTGCTTACCAGCACTTTTACCTCTCTTTTTAGTTAAGTAAGAGGATAGATTTCTATGGTCTTTTAAACCAGCCCAATTTGCTGCTTCAGTAATAGTATCAAATATCATACCTGTTTCTATACATTGAACTTTTTTCTTTTGATGTTCTCCAATTTTCTTTTTATGTTCTTCAGAAAAAGGTGGAGTTTTTCTTTTCTTTGCTGCCTCACTCAATTTTTTCTTATGTTCTTGAGATAAAGGTTTTCCTTTTAAAGAATTGCTAATTTTTTTTCTTGATTCTTTTGAAAGTTTTGGGTGGTCTCCACCAGAAGTCATATTATAGCCATAATTATCGTTCATACTATTAAATTGTTTTATCAAATCTGATTCTAGTTTATCAGCTTGTTCTTGTGTTAAATTATCTTTATATATTATATGTTCAAAATTATTCCATCCATATTTTACAATAGCTGAATAAAAGTGTGGATTTTCATTATATCCATGTCCATTATGCCATCTCTTCTCTCTCGGCTGTTGACAGGTTTGACCAATATATACTTTTCCATTTACTTTGTTTTTATGGATATAAACACACCAAGTCTTTTCCATTTACTGCTCTCCTATCCATTTATTTGCTTTTATGAAGTCAAAGTATTCGTCTCCTACTTGGAGAACAGGCATACCTTTAAAACCTTTTCCACTAAGCATTTCTATATAAGTAGTATCTGCTCGACAATCAATTTCTGTAAAATCGATACCCTTTTGTTCAAGTTTCTTTGTGATAACTTTACACTTAGGGCAATTTGTTGAATATAAAACGATTCTTTCCATTTCATCTAGTCCTTTCTTTTTGAGATAATATATATCAAAACTATGTTGATAAGATTAAATGATTTTGCCCTAATCACCTAGTCGTCAAAGCAAATTTGAGCACATTTTGTTACAGCATTAAAAAATTTATTATCATATCTATTTACCATATGAAGATGACATGCTCTATATATTTCTTCATTTCCTTCGTAATCATCTTCATCAGATAAAAATCTTCTACACACTTCAAAACAGTCAGGAGTCTCTTCTCTCTCTAAAATATGCTGAAGTCTTTGTTTTGGATAAGTGTTAATAAAAATTATTTTTAAAAGATAATCACTTCTTTTTTCTTCTAACATTTGTTCTATCATTATATTAGACATTGGAAATACATTAATTTTATTTGGATCAAGCGAATGAAAACTTAATCCATAATGCCACCCTCTAAATTCTTGAGCGTTTAACATTTTTCCATTCATAACTAATTTAAGAAAATCTTTAGGTGTTAAAAACTCATAACCATTATCTTCTTCATTTCTTTGAGGTCTAGTAGTACATAATTTAACATAATGATATTTATCGGGATATTTCTCTGCTAGATGGCGGGCGGCAGTATCCTTGCCGCATCCGCTTGGTCCTGTAAATCCTAATATTTTAACTTGCTTTTCCTCGCTCATTTTCTATCTTAATCTCTCCATTTTCATTTATTTCTGTTATTTTATAAATTGTATGTCCTTGTGTCTTTGAGTATTTCTTTGCAACGAACATATCATCTCTTCTAAAACCATTGATGATTAACATTGTTCCTCTTTTGAACCAACCTTTTTCAACTACTTTCTTAGTTCCATTTGGTTGAAGTTCACTTATCTGTCTCTTATACATTGCATACATATCTCTATTAAACTTAACTGGAACTACTCCTTCTGTTGTCAATAAAGCTATTGTATGTCTTACATCATTTTTACTAATAACAGTTCCTGCAATTCTAAATAATTTATAAATAGGGATATTACCTCTCCAAAGACTTTCAATCTCTGGTTCTTCATTATAGTCAAAGAAGTTATCTACTCCATATTTATTTTTATTCATATTTATTAATTCATGGTCGTGATAATAGAAACATAATGCATCCATTTCCCAACTTGCAAGATTGTTATTTTTAATATATTTATTCCATTCATCCATGAATAATACTTCGTTATATTTCTTTAATGTTTCTTCTTGATTATCTTTTAACCAAATTCTAACATTATTCATATAAACATCATATATTTGCTTTTTCCATATGTCTTGTTTAATAACTGGAACACCGTCTATTACTTCAATATATTCATCTTTAAATTCTGAATGCTCCTGTCCACACATTACATAAAAATCATAAGCTTCTTTTGGGACTAATACATAATATTCTACATTTGTACTTTTATCTACCCACTTATGATGTTTTAAATGTTGTGTAAAGTTAAAAATTCTTGATTCAAATTTTAACTTCTCAGGAAGAATTCTTTTTGCAACAAGACCTGGCATATTTTGTAGGTTAAGTTTTTTCTTTGGTTCGGAAGTTTTCATAAGATAATAAATCATGTTTGCATATCTTATTTTATCTTTATCACCTTCTATTAATCCACAATTATCAAAAGCACCACTTTTAATTAATGAAATCATAGCTGGCTTCTTAACTTTTACTTTATTCATAAAATCTATAATATTTTTATATGGTCTATTCTTTTTAATTTCATTAATTGTTTCTGTGTTTACTCCACTCAACGCTTTAAGACCATATAAGATTTGATTATTATTTACATCTGGTTTAAATCCATAATCAGACCTATTTATATCTATTAATGATATCTTGATGTGGTGGTCAATAATTTCTCCAATCGCTTTTGCAACTTTTGTATAATCTGTGTTCTTTTCTTTGATTTCTACATCTTCAATATCGTCATCATATATTTCAGCTTCTTCAAGACTTCCACTATTTACTACTAATACAGCAGTATCCCAATATATAGGATTCCATTTAGATGCAACATATGCTGTTTGATATCCTATAAAACTATATGCAAGAGCATGAATATCTGAGAATGAATAGCCAAGCTGAGGGCGGGCAACCGCATCCCAAACATATCTACCTACTGCATCACTCTTAGCTTGTTCCTTTATTTTCGCACGAAGCTCAGGAATCTTAGACATCTGCTTTTTACCTATAATCTTACGGGCGGCATTTGCATCTTTTAAACCAAATCCGCATATACCTGGATCCATTAGACTTTTCATTAATTGCTCTTGAGATATACCAACTCCAAATGAAACTTTAAGATATTTTCTAAACGCATTTTGCTCTTCATCCGTAAGACCGTATGTTTGCATCTCCATATCCCATTGACCAGGATTTGCTTTAAATCTTACATATTTATCCATTGGATTTTCTTCTCCGTCCGGAGCCATAAGTCTAATTAGACCATTTGTGTTACTAAGTTCAAGGATATCATTAGGCTGTACCTTTTTAATACCTTGACTTCCTATGTCACTATCAAACTGAAAACAAGATAATATTCTACCATTTTTAATATTATCCCATGTTTTCTTATCTTTTATATCAAGCACTTCTGGGTGCAAATATTCATCATAAATTTCTCTTAATGTCCAATCCTGCGGAAGCTCTCCATCATCCTGTAAAAACTGGATTGTCTGCATTAACATATCCTGAACAGAAGTTACAAGAAAGTCATATTTTGTCATTCCCGCAGCTTCACAATCATGTAAGTCATACTGTGTTGTTATTTCACCATTTGGCGCACGCATGAAACATCCAAACTTAAATGGATCTTCATCAAATAATATAACACCAGATGCATGGATACCTCTTGATTTTACAAGACCTTCAATTCCTAATATAGTTTCAAGTAAGCCTGGATATTTTGCAACTTCCGCATTAAATAATGCAACAGGTTGACGACCTTTGTCTGGATTACCATTTACCATTTCATCTACTGTCCAGTTAAAACCTCTTTCAACAGGAACTAAACTTGCTAAATATGTTCCTATATCTGAATCAATACCATCGGGATACTGTTCGCTTCTATATCCGCGGCAAGCAGTTTGAATAGCCGACTTAGCAGTTTCTGTTCCAAATGTTGTTACAAAGGTTGCTCCTAATTCTGAACGAAGTTCTTCTGGCATATTAACGTTAAACTTTTGACCACGCTCTGCTTTAATCTTTTTCATGATGAGCGGACGCTTACTTGGACAAAGGTCAAGGTCAATATCCGGAAGTTCTATACGTTCTTTATTTATATATCTAAAGAATGGGAGATTCCACTTAATAGGATCGAGCTGAGTTACACCGAGTAGGTAATGGTTAAGTCCTGAACAAGATGATCCTCTTCCCGCTCCAACCAAGCTCCCGCAATCCCACATCATATCAATATAATGTTGAAGAACTATTGGATACTTAAATATATTTGTTCCAAGTTTTTCACTAATTGTTTTCTTTACATCTGCTTCTTCTTCAAGTCGAGATAAATATGTATTATTATTTTTATTTAATTCTGCTAATTTATTAAAACATTCATTCACCCAATATCTATCATATTTATCATCTGACTGAAACATATTATATAATGTTGGATATTTTTCTTGTAGATTTTCATTGGAATAACTTCCCCAGTATGCTTTATCATATTCTTTAACTTCAACAGAAGGAATTGTTTGATTATGAAGTAGACTATATGTTTCAATTTTATTAAACATATCCATACTCCAATTGCAAAGGCATTTATATATTTCTTCTGTTGAACCTTCAAAGCTTGGAGTTAAATCTTCAATACAATCTTCTTCACTATGAAGATAAGCATATTGATAAAACGTATCTACTTCTCTTTCTCCTTCGGTTGAGTTAAGATAAGCTTTATGAACAAATCTATCTTCTTTTTTAAGATAATGTGCATCATCGCCTAAAACAATTTTTATTCCAGTATGAATTGCATATTCCATTATTTTTTGATTAACTAAAATTTGTTCTTTGCTTGCGCCAGGTGCTATTTCTAAATAAAAGTCATCATTGAATACATTTGTACACCAATCAAGAAAATTATTTATATTTTCAATAGCCTGCCATCTTAAATCATTATCATTTACTTTTAAAGCATCATGTATTCTTAATATATTCTGAGATAATTCTCCACCTATACATGCGGTTGTGGCTATAAGATGACCAGGGTTTGCGCGAACCACTCTTTCCAAATCTTCTTTTAAAGTTGGAACACGCATAAGTCCTCTATCCATATAACCATTTGCCCATGCAAGTGAGCTAAGTTCACGAAGTTGTCTATGACCTTCCGCATCCTTAGCTATTAAGATGAAATGATAATATTTCTGATTCTTTTCTCTTGTATCAGTTAAATATATTTCATTTCCTATTGCAATTTTAAAATCTGGATATTTCTCTTGGAGTTTACAAATTTTAATAGAGCCAGCTAATGACTCGTGGTCAGTTATAGCTAGCCCTGCAAGACCTATTTCAACTCCTCTTTTCACCAAGTTTTCTAGCTTATTTGTAGCATCCAGGAGACGGATATTGCTATATTCGGTGTGATTGTGCGGTGAAAAACGCTGTATCATTTTATTCTCCTCTTTTCATTTAATTCTATAAATATTATACTATATTTTTTATTAAATGTCAAATTATTATTTGTCATCTTCGTTTTCTACCAACAAAAATACTTGCTGTGATTATTGGTGTTATACATTCGGTATCAACTTCATAAGATATATTCTCTTTAATTTCTTCTAATAAATCCATTGTAATAGCTTGTTTTGCGCGTTCAATAAACCCATCTAAATCTCTCATGTAAATAGGAACCATTCTCTTTACTCTAAATTCTTGAAATTGCATTGTTGTCTGCGTCACGAACTTTGGCTTATTATAAGCGTCATATAATTCTTGCATAGTAGGACTATTTGCAATAATTTCTCGCATCAATTCATTATCGGATTCAAGAGTTTTTATTTCTTTCTTATATTTCTTTGCTTTCTGTCGCGCATTCATTCATTATCACTCTCCTCTTTTGCTAATCCTTCCTTAATACATTTTTTATAGTAATGTTTTTGTTCTATAGGTCTGACAACAAAGTGATTTATTAACACTCCAATAATTATTCCTATTATTGTCCATATTGTTGTATTCATCTCTCGCTATCGCTCTCTCCTTCTTTCGCTGACATGATTTTACTAAGGCAATTAGCACAAATATCAATCCTGTTCCAGCCGCACTCATACCACAGATACCACTTTCTTTTTGCTCGATACTTAATTCTTATATCACCGTCATCACCAATTATTTTATCTTTGCATATATCGCAAAAAACAACTTTTGCTTTCATTCACTTTCACTCCTCTTTTTGTCTATTATCCAATTCTTGCATTAATGCAATATAATATTGCATATCCGCATCTTCTATATCTGTTCCTTCTTCATATAATTTTTCCCTTACTCTATCTATTGCGCTAAGTAATTCTCCATAGTTTAATTCTTTTAAATTTTTATATACTTGTGGTGTCATTGTTTTTTCCTTCTTTCCTTTTCTAATCATTACTATTAATTGGAGTAAACCAACGATCAAAATAAGGAATGAGAAGTTACC